TTAATAAATCAATATCCATTAAATGAAAATAAAGATTTGATCTATTAGTCAACCTTGCTTGAAAATCAAATATTTCCCACGGAACATATACTAATTGATAGTCTAACCCATCCCAAGTAAATTTTTCTGTATCCCAAAACGATTCTGAAACAATTATGTATTTTTTACTAAAATCTAAGTTGGATACTATCTCTTTAAATTGTCTTAAAGTTTCTACAACTATAATATTACATGATTTGAATTCAACATTTTTATTATTCATGAACTCAAAAATATCATAAATTGGTATACCGCCCTCAACAAATTTGAAAGTCACTGGGTTTTTCGAAGTTAAAATCTGATTAACAGTTTGATAACAACTTACATGTTCTAAAAAACTTTTAAAAGTATTATACCCAAAAGAATCTCTGTATTTGTCAAATACTATTTCCATTATACAAAGTTCAATTAATTAACAATCTTATCAGTCCGATAAAATCAATGGTGACTAAGAGCATATAATTGGCCAACATCCCAAATGACCTTCGTGACCAAGCAGCCCAACTATACAAAGCACAACCACAAATCCATATAGGATAGAGTATGAGAAGAGGTGGGCTAGGCACAGTAAGAGCCATAGTGATACTGCAACCAATAGAAATAGACCAAGCCAACAACTCAACACAAAAACGAAAGCGGCTGGAATTGTAGTCAGCCCTAATCCAAGAAAAAATTCCATAAACTAAATCGTTCAAAGAGTTTTACCCACAGTTTCCAAAATAGTGTTTAGTTCCTCGTGATCAGCGTTGGTGTCCCCAAGAGCAGATTTGTGTGCAATTTTAATTGCTTTTTTGAGAATAGCTGGTTTAATCTCCATCTCTTCTGCAATTGCTTTTACTGTATCATTAAGTCCAGCAGTAAGATCTTCTACTTCTTGAAGAACACCCATGCCTTCATTAATAATTTGAGTTAATTTTGCTTTTTGTTCGCTCGAAAACATTCTTGATGCCATCTTTAAATCTCCTAAATTAAGTATTTGATATTATACCACGCTAATATGCTATTGTAAAGCCTATATTCTTGGAATGCAATCATCTGGAATCCCCAATTTATCTGAAAATATTATTGACTTTCCGCAAATATTATGATTTTTTATATATTTTTGAAAAAAATTCATTTCATGCAATCTTATTCCAGATAAAACTGAATAACTTTTATTGTCAATTAAAATTTCATATTCTGAAAAATTATTAGCAAATACAACTTTCCCATTGGTTAAAGCATTATTTCCCATATTATTATGCAGCATAATAATAATTGATTTTAAATCATCTGGTGACCAGTCAAGCATTTCTTCAAATGTAAAAGGAAAATATGTTTTGCTATCTACATGTAAAGAATGAGATGTCAAAAAACTCTCATATGGTTTTACTGGTATAATAATACTTGGTATTTTTAACACATGTGCTAAATGACATAATCCTCCCTCGTATCCAATAACTGCATCACAATATTCATTCATCCAATACAACTTATCTTCTAAACTTATACTATGATTGTCTAACGTAATGACTTCATAACCAGCATTTTTAATTAATGCATACAGTTTTGAATATTCTTCCATAGATCGATATCTACTATTAGGCCAATGTGGGTCTTGACTATCAAAGTCTTTTAAATGTTTATAATCTTGGTATGATGTAAGAGCTATACATGGTTTATTTTTATTGGTTGATAATTTTACGTAATTGCCCTTTAGATAGAATCCATCAATATCTAAGTATTGACTGGTTAATTTACCCATATCTGATAACTCCCAAAACATATTATTATCTAAAGAATTTTTAACGGATATAGATATTTTTTCATCTGGTATACCGAACATAGTCTTTAAAATAATTAAGGAATGATTCGGTGAATCCACATAAATGTGAAAACTTTCCGTTGAATTAACAAGCATTGATAGAAAAGAAATACTCATACCAACTGCCATAGCAGATAGTTCATACTCGATTTTATTCATAATTAAATTGATTAAAGATGCTCACTTTAATCTTCGGGATAGGGCAGCAGCCGCCCCTTTCACGGTCCTAAGGCGAAAGACTTATGTACTTTTATAACCTTTAGTATTTTTTGCTTCAAGTTCTCTGAGATCGTTTGCTAGGTCACTTACACCGTGCCAATCTTCAATGGCAATCATCACCTGTAAATAATCTAATAATATTTCTTTTTGAGTTTGAAAATCCGTGTAATCTTTGGTTGTCTTTTTTGTCATATTACTTCAAAGTTGACCGAAGCATCCAACTATGTTTTGCGTGTGCGTCTTGTCTATCTGCTAAGAAATTAGACAATCCATGCTCACCCAATTCTTCTGCGGCACGAAAGACAATTTTAAACATTTCTTGTAGTTTTTCAGAATCTTGGAGAAGTTCAGAGACCATCGATTCCGCTGGTAAAATTTCAGTTTCGTCTTCTACCATGGTTAAAACGCTAAAACGAGAAAAACTTGCAGGTGCATATGCATTTATTTTACGGATGTTTTCTGCAAACGCATCAATGCTTCCGTAAACTTCTTCGTAAATATTACCAAATAATGCGTGGAATTGTTCAAAGAACATCCCCTCAACATTCCAGTGAAAATTCTGTGCCTTGATTGCAAACGCATATTCGCTTGCAAATGCTATTTTGAGTGCTTGTTGTAATTCGTTCATAATAATATTTATTGTTTTATTTAATATGAACACAGTTTGCTGAAACTCTATACCTATCAGATTCCCATGCTTTTTTTACATAATCTCTGGTTTTTTGACATTCTTCCAGATTTTGTGTAGGAAAGCTTATTGATCCTCTTGATGGTGGTACATTTATTGAAACAGCATGTAACATTATAACCAAAGTCCACATATCATATTTATGCAAAATTATTCATAAAAGGTATGTACTCATACCAGTGTTTTCTTGGTAACTTAAACCCTTTGATTTGGTATAAATCTATGACTTCTCTGATTTCTTTGTTATATCTATTTTGGAATTCTTTTTGAAAATATGGCTGATACACCCCATCTTGAAGATTTGTATAATCATGTTGGAGTCGATAGCAAAGTCTACCTTCTATATTACCTAATCTTCTATGTAGGGTTATGGAATTATCAAAAAGACACATATCACCATTATTTTGATACCAGTGATCATAAATGTATTTGTCGGTGAATAAATTATCGTTGATCTCTTTAAATACTGCGTCACTTTCTTCCTGCGTCATACCTTTGATTTTGCTTACAGTATTGATAGAATAATGTAGACCAGTAATACCACCAGGGCTTTTGATTACTAACGGTATTTCAGTGTCCTCTGGACACATATTTAAATTCATAACTGCGTCTTGATTGGCGTTCAAGCCAGGATTAATTTTACCCGGTGTAAAACTGTGAATAATAATCATTTCGTCTAATTCACTACGAAAACTATTGGATACAGATTCGTAATAATCTGGTGTTGTTACAAAACCTGTCGCACTTCCAACTACATTTTTACTAGCCAACAAGCACACGCCGGGCGTTGAAGTCATTGTTCCCGACTCATTACTATGCCAAAGCAGTTCTCCTTCGGCAAAAAAGCCACGGGGATTACCTTCTTCATCATATCCACCACAGACTCGTGATACATTAGAGCGATTAGATGTTAATTCTTGAGTACTAAACAATGCATTGATTGCCTTAATATCAGTTAAATCTAATAGTTCACTTTTTGATCGACCAAGAGAAACGATTTCTGACCATCCTAAAGAATATTTTTTCATTAAAAATGATTTTAATCCATAGCGTGGTTCACCAAATAAATTTACTAATTCACTTTGTTTATCTATGTCACAGTTACTATTTCTTATAATTGTGACTAAGTTTTGCATATGCAATTTACCTATTTCCATCCATTCATCATGGGAAATAGTTTGCAGGTCTACGTCATCGACAAAAATGCCAAACCTACCCAAACCAGGTATTTTAGAAATTTTCATAATTTATAATATAAAATTAACCTTGACCACGAGAAGGCTTGAAGCCTCTTTTTTGTGATTTATTCATTGAACTTGTTTTTGCACGACCACCTTGTGAAGTGCGTTTTTTTACATGACTTATCTTAGCAGTTGAAGATGAACCTTTGATTGCCATTATACTCTCCTTGAATTATTTGTCAACAGACCTACGGATAATGCTTAAATTTTTAGAACTCGGATCTTGTTCAGATCGTGCAACATTTGATATTTCTTGAGATATAATATTTTGTGCTGCTGTTCTTGGATCAATATTTCTTAAATTGTTTAACATCCTTAAAGCACCAATTCCAATTTCTAGAGGATTTCTTCCAGAATTTTGTTGTGGACTTCCTATTTCCTGTGGAACTGTTTGTTCTTTTACTTTTCTTTCTGGATTAGTTTTAACATTTTTAGCTTGACCACTTCTATTTGGGTTAGGGTCTTCTCTGCGTTTTTTTCTTGCCGCTGCATTTTCTTCTTTATCAGATAATGCACGTTTCATTTTTGAACTACCGCATTTTGGTTTTGTTTTTTGTCCGGGCTGTTTGGCACATGGTTTACCA